CCTCGAGCTACCGCGTCGGCCAGCAGCGGAATGTTGTCGTTTTCGCGCTTCTTGCCGAACGCCGTTTGCCGATAGACCTCGTTCTTGGCTTGGTCGCCAAACACCGCCTCGCCGAGATCCTTCAGCGAGTTGGCCAGCGACGAATTGTCCGCGTATGCGTTGATGATGCGAGGCATGTGTTACCCGAACGCTGGGAAGAGTTGGCTGCCGACTTGCATGGTGCCCATGGCGCCACCGGAGCCCGCCCCGGCGCCGAAACCTTTTCCGGCTCCAGCAGCGCCGGCCGCCAAGCTCGATGCGCCGCCGAGAATGGTGCTCCAGATCGAGGGCGGCTTGTAGGCGGCCGCGCCGGCGCTGTCCTGCAGCGATGACAAGATCGATTTCTGGCCGTTGGCGTAGTTGTTCGTGACGCCGATGTTGCGGTCTGCGTCCGCAGTGTTGAGCGAATTCGTCAGCCAAGTGTCGCCGTAGCCGCCGAGGTTGGCGTTGTCCTTCGCGCGCGCAACTGCGCCGTCGTGGACGGACAGCAACCGTTTCGCGATCTCGCCGCGCACCGCCGCGGGCGCGTCGGCGGTCAACGGCACGTCGTTCGCGTTGGCAGTCGTCATGTTGCCGGTGACGGTGTTGCCGCGCGCGGTCTGCGCGTCGGACAGCTGCGTGGCCTGCGCGCCGGGCGCGTAGTGCGACAGGTTCTTGTTCTGCTCGACGGCGTTCTGGTCGGCGAACCCCTGCTCGCGCTTCAACGTGTCCTGCAGCACGGCGTTGCGCGCGGCGGCTTCCGCCTTGGCGTTTTCCGCGGCTTCGTTGTTGGAAAGGATCTTGCCGCCGATGCCGAGCCCGGCCGAAATGCCGAGGGTGACTGGATCACACATCAGCCGAACACTCCGCTGCCGGTGCCGCTCAACGGCGCGTTAAAATTTTGGTTGGGAAACAGCGAGCCGTTGTTGACCTTCTGCGCCGTTGCGAAGGGCTGCAGCGCACTGGCGAACACGCCACTCATGGTTGGGACCGACTGCGGCGCCACGATCGTGCCGGCGGTCGCCTGCGCCTCAGATGCGGCGGCCAGGGGGTCGGCCGCATTGATGTTCTGGCTGTAAAGGCCGGTCTTGGCGTTGTTGATCGTCGACTTCAGCTGGTTCGTCGCATCGACCGCATTGCTGCCAATCTGCGCCTGCGCGTCCTGATTGGTCTTATCGAGCTGCGAGATCGCGTTCGCGCCGCCGGTGCTCTCCAGCGTGTCGCGGCCGGCAAGCGCAGCCACCAACTTGTCCTTGGCGATACCGTATTGATCGGCCAGTCCGCCGTTCTGCGCCGTGGTGTAGGTCTTGGTGTAATTGTCGAAATAGGGCTGGTCGAACTGCGAAAACGCGGAATCGATGCTGGATTTACCCTTGGCAATCGCCGCCTGCCGCTTGTCCTCCTGCGCTTGGGTCGCCTGCTGCTGTTGCGCGGCGAGTTCCTGCGCTGAAGGCCCGCTGCTCCCGAAAAGATCACACATTCGCGACTGCTGCTCGTAGAAATGAGCCGGAATCGCGAGGTCCGGTTATCCGCGGGAAGTCTCAGAATAGCGCAGATGCCCGTTGACAGCAACGTCGAAAACTGAGAGAAATGGGCATTGAAAGTGAGTCTGAGGACAAACTGTCCCGTGCACAGGAGGGCGTCATGAGCCCCGGCGACTAAATCCGCCCGTCAAACCCCGGCTTCGCCGGGGTTTTTCGTTATGGAAGCCATGCCGGCTTTCGACAGGGTGAAAAGCCGAAAATCCTCACGATTGCGGCCGTACTGGTGCAAAAACGCCTCTTGGCGGGCGCCGAACGCTTCGATCCAGCGGTGCGTACCATACGGCCCGTCCATCGAGCAGACCTGCAACCGGTGGATCCCGGTCGAGAGCAGGATCGGAAATAACGTCCGGCGGATGAACCTGGTAGTGGCCAGCGCGACGTGCCGGAACTCGTCGGTGGCGAAGAAGATCGTCGAAGCGACGCCGGGGTGCGGAAACACGACGCCGATCACGGCGATCGGTGTGCCCTTCCAGACGGTCACGGCGAGGTGCGGAAGGGCCAGGAAGTTGACTGCGGCCGCTACCGGGTCGTCGCCGTGGGACAGCGCCAGCCGCTCGGCGCGGTCGTGGGGCCGCATCCTGTCGGCAACGTAACGAACATCCTCGAGCGTCGCGATTTTAAGCATTCGGCTCCGCACCGTCGTGGTGGATGGTGACGTTTGAAATGGTCGCCGGCCCCGCCGCCACACAACGCAGCCGCAGCGCGATATGGGTGAATCGGCCAGGGGTGGCGATATCCGCGTCGCCGTAGGTGATGCCGTCGAGAATGCCGCCGCGGATCGTCACGTTTTCGTTGTTCGGGTCGGTCAGGGTGTCCACGATCCATTCGCCGCTCGATGCGATGTCGATGCCCTCGCAAATCTGCGCTTTCGGCGGCGTTCCGGCCGCGAACGGCAACGCGACATCTGCCGGCAGCTCTCCGGCCAGGGGGTAGTCCTGCCCGGTCGCACCACCGTAGAGATACACGGTGTCGCCGGCGCGCACGTAGAGCTGATTGTACGCGCGCGCGAAGTCGCTGACCGAGAACCCTGGCTCGAAATAGGTCCACGCGCTGATCTCGCTGCCGGGAAAGAACGACAGCACATAAATCCGGTTGTCGAGCGCCAACCAGAGGCGGCCGTCGCGTGGCTCGATGATGGCGACCGCGCGGCGCACCACTGCGTTGGGAGTGGCGTCGATGTGCGCGCGGACGAAGCTGTCGATGGCCACGCCGATGTCGTTGACATTGGCGGTCGTCAGGGCGTCTCGCGCGCGTAGCGAACGGATGCCGGTCTCGTCGAGAAAGATCAGATCTTCGGCGCCGTAAGTGCAGATGGCGCGCGCGGCCAGCGCACCCACGCCGTCGATGGCTTGCGCGATCGAAAACGTCGTTGCATCAGTGCTGAGATTGTAGATGCGGCAGTTGCGGCGGGAGAAGATCGCGCCGAAGTTCAAGTAGACGCCGCCGCCGACAAGCGGCTCGCTGCCTTCCGCTTCGTTGGAGATATTGAGGAAGCCGGAGCCGGTCGCAGCCGTCGCGTCGTTCCAATTGTTGAACGTGTTGAGCTTGGAGTATTCCCACAGCGATCCGGCCGTTGACCAGACGCGGCGCAAGAACACCATGAGCGAATAGCCGGTTGCGGCCGCCTGCCCGGTTGCCGCGAATGACGAGCCATTGATGGACAGGGTGTAAACGTCCGTCGCCTGAAACGTGCCGACAAATGTCGCCGTCACGATTTGCGCGACCGCGGTTGTCGCATTGACGCCGCCGGACATCGTGGGCGTAGCCAGGATGACATCGCCGATGACGACAGCGGCCAGGACATACTCGTTCGCGGTCGCACCGAGGCCGGGAGGCGCCGATAGCGTGACAGCTGCGTCCTCGGCAACCGCCGAATAGCCGGATGTTGCAGTCTTGTTGTTGATCTGCTGCGCGATCGCAGCGGCCATGCTAACGGCGTCACCGGTCCACGACACGGGAGCGTTCATCGTCGAGGCGCCGTTGGCGCTGATGTCCGTCACCTGGCCAGTAGAGCCGGATAGGACCGAGATGACAGACGTTGCGCGCGTTTCGGGGGCGGCCGACACGTTGCTTTGGACATTGGTGAGAACGATGTCCTGGTCGTTGACCCCGCCGACGTCGACCGTCGATTTCGACACCGTGAAGGGCACGCCGGGAACGCGTGCGGTCAACGTGATAATGTTGCCGTTGGCCTGCGCGTTAACGGCGGTGCCGGAATTGGCGAGATCGGCAAGGTAGGCGGCGAGCACAGCCGTCGAGGCGGCACTGGTCGCCAGCGCGTCCCAATCGGTCACGCGAGTGCCGTTGAGGAAGTGATAGACGTTTCCGTCGCCGTACTGCGCGATAACGTAAATCTGCCCGTTCGGCGTCTTCACGTCGAGCACGCCGACCATGGGCGCTCCGGTGGGGGCGGCCAGCTGCTGGTATTGAATGCCGTTGGGCACAGGAACGCCCGCGGCTGAGCCGAAGGTGTAGACCTGCCCCTTCACAGCGACCAAGCCGAATGTCTTGCCGGTTGGAAGTGCGAAAACCGGAGTGAAGCGCTTCGGGCGTTCGATGTCGCCGCCGCGGCTGATCTGGACGTTCTTGGCGTCCCACAGAGTGCCGGGCACGCCGGAGACGCGGGGCCGCCGTCGGTCCATGCCGAACTTGAAGTCGCTGATGGTGATTGCGCCCATCAGCGGAGCCCGCTGAATATGGTGTCGGCCAAGGTGGGCTGTTGCTGCTGTTTTCGATCGTCGAACATGACGCGGCCGCTCGGTGCCGCGAGCTTGTCGTCCGGCGTCCATTGTGGCGCCATCGGCGTCGCCCACTGGCTCTCGTTCGAGAAAGTCTCGTGTGCAGGCGTTTTCCAGTAATCCGGGTAATGAGGCTTGTTATCGTTCGGGTCGACCTTGGTGCCCAAAGGCTCCATATCCGACGGGATCGCACCTTGGCTCCGGAGCAGATTCCACGCCCCAGGAGACTGCGCCGTTCTGTAATAGCCGCGCATGTCGTAGTCTTGCATGCCTTTCGCGTCAGGCTGCGTCGGGACATGATTCTGCTGCACCCAGTCGCGGTACGAAAATTCATCCATCTGCGGCAACTGCGTGTCGAAGCCGGACGCACCCGGCTTTGTGTACGCGGCATTCCGAGCAAGCATTTCAGCGACGCCGGCCATTTAGGTGCTCCGCGCGTGCACAACGATCGGGAACCGAGCGTCCTTCTCCCCCTCGCCCATGCCGAGGCGATAGGTTTTCGATGCGGCCTTGCTACGCCCCTTGACGCGCGACAGGCGCGCCTTTGCCATCGCCGCGACGCCGGGCGCCGACTGGCTACCCTGGCGTGCCAGGATCTCAGCCGCCGCGAACAGCACGATCAGCTGGTCGTCGAGGTCGCAGACATCGCTGTCCTGGATGAGCGGCCGCAACTTGCGAACACCCTTGAACTGGATCGTCATGGTGTTCGAAACCGGGATCGGCCAAACCTCGAACTGCTCTTTGGCGCCGGTCCAGCGAACATCCCACGCCAGTGCGGGCTCTTGCCGCACGCCAGCGTCGGAGTTGTAGATCGCGTATTCCTTGAAGCCGATGCCGCGTTGGATTGGGCGCGGGAAATTCGAATACCAGATGACGACGCCTGGCCCTACCGTGCTGTCGTTGTCGTCGATGCGATCGACGTTCAGGCCCTCGGGAAAATCGTAGTAGCGCTCGCCAGCATTCAGCGTCTTGGCCGGAAACACCTGGCGCAGGAACGGCCAGTCGTATTCGTCGTACAGGACTTCCTGCGTGCGCGAGAGCTTGTTCTTGAGCGACGGCAGATCGTCGTTGCCCACGGCGACGGATGTCGCGCGATTACACTCCTCGCGCAACATCTCGACGAGCTTCAGGAGCTGTGTGCCGCGGGCCATTCCGATTAAACGGCCGCTTCAGTCGCGGCGCGCGCACGGCGCGATTCACGCAACGACGTAGCCCTGACGGGCTCCTCGACCGGCGTGATGACTTCTTCCACTTCGTCCTCGCCGGGATTGTATTCGACGGTCTCGACGACTTCGGGCGCTACATAGACCTGCGGCAGCGGCACGCCGGCGACGCCGAAAATGCCCGTGATGATCTTGGTGCCGCGGTCCTCGGTCAGCTCGCCCTTGGTGTAGAGTTCGGCCAGCCGAGCGCGCTCCTTCATGTCGGAGCGATTGACGGTGCCGGTCTTCACGATGTCCACCACCGGCGGGTGCTTCCCCTGGCCGTTGTGGATCACCGACAGCACATGAATTTCAGCGGCCGTCACGTTGTGCTTGATGACTTCGTTGTCGAGACTGCCGTCGAGACGGATTTTGCAGCTGTAGAGATCCATGTGCCCTCAGAAGTTGTGAGAGCGGGTCTTGATGACCCGCTCTCGGTTTTAGATTACGACGTGAATTGCGGGACGCCGCGGAAGGAGACGTCGGAGCCGAAGACCACGACCTCGTAAACCTTGGCGCCGTCGGGAGCCGAGTTCGGGTTCCACGTGCCACGGACGTCGCCCGTGGTGGCTGTGGCTTTGGTCAGATCACCGCCGAAGAAAGCGCCCGCCGTGGCAACCGCGCCATCCTGAATCTCCTTCATGATGTAGCCGATGCCCGCCGAGGTGCCGCCGGGAAGGAAGAACGGCAGACCAAGGACGCCGTTGGTGGTGCCGATCGACAAGTTGCCGGCCAGTGCGATGTTGTTCTGGTCCGCGATGACGGTCTTGAACGCCTTCTTGCCGTTGACGGGGGTGGTGCCGTTCAGCGTGAAGGTCTCCGACATGGCCGCACCGTATTCGTCGATACCGAAGACGATGACGGTCTGCGTGGTGTCCGTGGTCGAGGACTTGACCGTCAAGCCGCGCGGCACGTCGAGGACGACCGGAGTGGCATAGGTAGTCTTGACCGTACCGGCGCGAGCCGAAGCGTTGACGACCGCGGTGGCCGAAGCCGCCGCAACCGCGCCGAAGATCACCCGCTGCAGACGTGCGTTGACCGCGCGGACGTTGCCAAGGATATCCTTGGTGGTGTCGCCGGTGATCGAGCCGCCGACGGTGAGGTAGTTGTTCTCGCCGGCCTGTTCGAGCTGCAGTTCGACCAACGTACCAGCCGGGATCGACGTGGTGCCGTTGTAGGTGACGGTCGCCGTCGAACCGGAATACGCGATCGTGAAGTCGTTCGGGAAGTTGAACTGAGCCTGGAGACCACGCGCATAAAGCACGTGGGCGCCTTCCAGTTTCACCTGGCCGAGCGTCGAGGAGTTCGCAAGCGCGAACGCGATGGTGCCGCCAGTCGCAACTGCGGCGGACGGGGTGGCGTTGACAATGACGAAAGACATGTGCGTGTTCTCCTTTACGCGATCGAGTACACGCCGTGGCAGTTACGCTGGTTGCACGTCAGTGCTCCGGCGTAAGTCACGGCACGGTAGAACACGTACTTGTTTTCGGGACGGGCGGGCGCATGCTTCTTCATGTTCTCGCCAGCGACCACGGTCGGGAAGATGTGGCTGGTGTCGAGCACGAAGCCGTACTTGGCCAAGCCGAGGTCATCGAGGGTCGGATCGTATTCGAGATCGAGGCCCTTGAAGCTCAGATCGGCAACGCTCGCATCCAGACGACCGGACTTGGCCCAGCCTTCCATGGTGAAGTTGCCCTTGGAACGAAGCTCCTGCTCGAACGCGTCGAGGAAGGACGAGCCGGCGAGGAACAGGTTCGGCTTGCCACCGAAACGACGGAGCTGGCGGAACTCGTTCTGCAGCTTGGTGGTGAGCACCAGGTTGCTCGGCGTGCCGGTGTTGAGCGCCAGCGCCGCACGGTTCTGCCACCAGTTGTTGGCGACAGGATCAATACCGCCCACGACGGCACCGGCGGTCGGCGCGTCGAGCACCATGCTGCGGATGCCCGGGATCAGGTTCGAGTCCTGCGTGCCGTCCTTCCAGTACATGGTGTTGAAGCCGCGATCGATGCCTTCCTGCATGTCCTCGAGCTTGTCCTCGAGCAGGTTGGCGAGCGCGGTCATCTCGCGGTCGGACGCCTTCGACGTGCTTTCGCCAGTCGTGGAATCGTTGACCTCGATGCCGTCCTTGATGAGTTCGTGCATCGAGAACGAGATACCCGCATGGATCAACTTGTACGGATAGGTCGCGGTCTTGATGTTCGCCGGGTTGACGTAGCCGACGGAATCATCGTGCTGGAAGCCCTGGATGGTCGTCGAGTACACGCCCTTGACGCGCACGGTGACGTTGCCCTGGCCGCCGGGAATGGTCTTCTCCTTGGCCTGCATGGCCTTGAGAAGCGGCTTGCTCTGGATGGTCTGCGAGAAGATGGTCCCGCGCTTGAAATGGAAATCGATCGCCGCGTTGGCGATGTTCTCGACTTCTTGGAGAGTGAAGGCCACAATAATCCCCTAGGGAATGGACCGTTCAGGCGCCGACCGATTGCCGAACTACGTCGAGCATGTTTTTCGGGGCAGCTGTTGAACGGGGCGAAACGCCACCATTGAGAACGGGCCGAATTTCCTGTGCCTTCGGGGAAAACCGCTTGAAACGTTCCGTCACGGTCTTCAAAGCATCCTCAGAGAGCTTGATCGTCTCTTCGGAGTTCGGAAACCACGGACGGCCTACTTCGCGGGTCTTGCGCTCGATGGCCAGTTCGACAAGTTCTGCAACCTGGTCACGCTTCAGATGCCAATCCGGATCGCGTTCGGCTTTCTTCGCTTCCCACGCCTCGGCTGAACTCACCGTGCTAGACACCAGCGCCTGGTGCTCACTTCGCTGCTGATCGGCCCGCTGGCGCTCTGTCAACTGCGTGACGTGAGTGGTTGCCAGTTTGGCTTCGGCTTGCGCCTTGGCCAGGGTCTTCGCATCCGCTTCGGTGAGATACCCCTGGTCGACGCGCGTTTGCAGGTCGGCCGGAAGTGTTTCGCCTGACATCTCCTGCAGCTTCGCCACGATGGGCATCAGCCGCGCGAGTGCGTCCTGGGGACGCGGAGAGCGCAACATCGCTGCTATTTCCAGCGTGCCGGCGACGTCCTCGGGGGACAGGCCAGCGTTGCGAACGAACGTGTCGATCTTGTCGAATTCGGCGGCCTTCGGCTTGAGACTTTCGATCTCGGCGCTTTGGGCCTTCAAACTCTTGGTGAGCTTCGTGAAACGCCGCTGGGTGCGGGCGGTGAGCGCCTTGATTTCTTCCGGCGACATCTCATCGTCGGTGTCATCTTCGGCTTTCGAGGCAGGGTCGCCGTCAGCCGGCGCATCCGTGCTCTTTGGTGCTGGCGATTCACCTTTCGGCGCGATCGCGGCTTTCACCGCGTCGAGCATCGTTCCGGCCGGTTTTTCGTCTGCAGTTGACGAGGCTGCGGTAGTTGCGTCGGAGGTGGTATTTGCGGCAACATCGGCCGCGGAATTGGTGGTGTCTACGACCGCAGAGGTGTCCGCAGCCGAAGCCGGTGACGAGTCCAGCATTCAGTCTCTCCCGAACGCCTTTGCCAAAACCACCGGAATGATGGGCTTGGCGAAAGCGTTGTTGACAGTAATCTCTCAGTTCGCTACAGGCTTGTCAAGTAGCCAGAGATTCGGAGGGAAAATGGATCTTGCAACTTGTCGTACGCGCCTGATCGCTACGCGATCTGCGGAAGGCGCCGATACCCCAAACGGCATCGCAATCTCGGGCATCATCGAACAGCTAGAGAAATTGCCGAATTACGTTCGCCAAGATTGGGCCAGGGATGAACGGCAGACACTGCCGTATTTGCTGGAAAAGAAGCTCGCGCGGCTGGAAAGCTGCCCCGCTGACCTCCGCGAAGACATTCTTCAAGTCGCCCATGCCGCGCTGCTTGGGCTTTAACGGTCCGATGTGAGGAATGAGGAAGTCCCCGGACCGTCTGTGCACAGGCACCGGGCGTCGGCTAGACGGCGAAACATTCTGATCTAGCAGAGGCCGGACAGGACCCTCGGGTGCCATAAGCCGCAGCGGGTGGAAGCCCCGCACACTGACGAGGAGAGTGAGTGTGCCGGACAATCTCGACAAGCGCTGGTGCTGTTTCAACTGCAACCGAACCATGCGCCTTGGCGAAATGGAGCTTGGCAGCGCCAATAGCTTCATCTGCCCGCATTGCGACAGCGACGACACGCACCCAGCCGAAGGCGTTGTCGAGTTGGAGGAGTATCACGGCGACATCGGAACGAGGAACTAGACCATGCCCCACTACACCCTGACGCTTTCCGGCCGTTTGGCGCTGGTGCTGGCGAGTCTTTGCATCGGCGCCGGCTTCATCCTTGGGAGAATCGTTTGAGCGATGGGCGTGAACGCAAGCTTCAAAATGGACCCAGCCGAAACAGTGATCGCTGCTTGGCATGAGGCTTACGTCTCATTCGACGGCGGCAAGATGTGGTTTGCCGTTGGCGGCGGTCAATCGCCCATCCAGGCCATGGAAATTATCGAGTGGTATCGAAGCAAGTACAGGGTTCAGCGGTGAGGCGGGGGGAACGAACATGAGCGACAGAATGACAATCTGCGATGTGACCGGCTGGGTTTTGATCTGCCCAGAGGAGGATGGCGACGAGTGGCACATCGCTTGGTTGGACCCTTTCAGTTCCAAAAAGGCGGCGCTCGCTTTCGCAAAAGAAAACAATTGGACGAAGCCGTATCGCGTCGTTCGCGGGCGCGTCTCAGTTGATCCACTCTAGCGCAGTGACAGGGAGAGCCCCGATGACAGAAGTCACAGATGAGATGTGCAGGTTAGCTATTGGCGCCCTGAAGCCAGACCGCATCCAAGGGTATTCTACCCGTCAAGGCAAGCGCGGGACCGAATGGGGATCACCGCATTACATCAGAGACATTTTTCTTCCTGTAGAACGGCAGGAGCTATGGCGCGGCGATAGCCACGAGGAAATGATGGAGAGGTGCGAGATCGAGAAGATGCGATTAGCCCTCTCTGCCGCACTCAGGCAAGGAGAACGTCATGGCTAACTGGGAATCGATCGATAGCGCACCGAAGGACCTCACCTGGATCAAGGTGCGCGGTCACGACTACGGAGACCGCACCCGCAGGCGACACTACGCCATTGCCTTCTACGAAAACGACAATTGGAACGAGGTCGGGAGCGAAGGTGGCCTGCTCTACTATCTCGATGGCTGGCAGCCGCTATCGAATCCGCATGGTGAGGTCAAAACCGGACCTGCGGTAGGCAATGAGTTCCCGAACGGGTACGAACTCTCGAATGGAGAGCGTTCATGAGCAGCTTGGAACTATGGCTGTTGCTGTGGGGCTGGAGCATGTCCTGCTATCTGGCCGGCCTTTTCAACGGTGCCAGAATCGAACGGCGCCGGCACACTTGACCGATCATTGAGGATGAGACCATGATTGAACACACTCCGACGCCTTGGTATGCCGAAGACTGGACCGATGACAATGGGTCGGAATTGGTCACGGTTGCAGCGCATGAACCAGAAGTCCTGGGTCCGGGGCAGTCCAGCATCTGGCCGGATGGCATCCGTAAAATTCGCATTGCCGAGACGGTGGATTCCCCGAACCCCATTGCTGATGCCGCCTTTATCGTTAAGGCTTGCAACAATCACGAGGCGCTGGTTCAAGCCCTGAAGGTTCTTCTTGAAGAGGCAGAGGGCTTTAACGTCAGCGGCGTCTATTTCGATGAGGACTGTATGGGCCACAAGGGGCCAGCCTTAGCGAGAGCCGCACTCTCCCGTTGTTGAGCAGGGAATGACGATGACTATTCACGCCGGACCGTATATTCAAAGAAGCATCCGCTACCAACTCGGGTGGGCTCGGCAATTCCGAGAGGACGCCGCAGCCCTTGAGGCAAAAGCTGCCGAGAAGCTTGCCGCAGCGATTGAGTGTGAACGCAAGGCCGCATCAATGGCGGCCGGAACAGACTTCACTCCCTCGTTAGAACTACTTCCGCAGTCGTAAGCGAACATCGAGGTACACATGAAGCGCAACTTCCCTGACCGGCCGCTCGGCGAACCCGTCAAATCGTTTGATGAGACTTTTAGCGCCCAAACGATACTGCTGGAAGAGTTCTTCCCCACAGAGAAATGGCTTAAGGACCCCGAGGTGAAGCAAGCGGTTCATCGCAAGCCCGCTGCTGGGCAAAAGACATGACAGACTGGATCAGCACAATGCAGCCCTGCCCACGCTGCGGCGGATCACCTCAGTGCGAGGTCTCTCAGCAATATGAGACGGAATGGCGATTGCTGGAGATCACCCAATGCTCGCAATGCGGTGCATCTACAGAGCCGCATGAAACGAGAGAACTGGCCGACGCGGCGTGGAATGCGGGTCGCGTAAGCGATCCTGGGCAATCACCGAGCAAGTGAGGGGATGATGAGCGACCCGAGATATGAAGTCCTGCGAATTGCGATGCGCAAGATCGCTTGGCCGATGCTGACGCTTCGCGAATATGCAGAAGATCAGGGGCGTGATCTGGACGGCCACATGGCTCGCCAGATTGCCAACGATCCGCACTACCTCAAAGACATTGCCCAAAAAGCAATGGCGGAAATTGCTGGGATCGACCCTGAAGGCGTCAACGATAGACCACCTCCTCAATGTCCCTGAGGGAGCACTAAGGCCGATGAACCAAAGCCGGATTGAACCGACCGGCGGCAGCCAAGGCAACCACCGGCGCTGATATCTCGTGGATGCCGTCCGTGGTGTACTGCGACCCACCCACGGCCGGGTTATTCCACAGAGAGCCATTCGCGCCGTTGCTCATGAAGCTGGCCGCGTCCACAATCTGGTTGTATCCAGATAGCCCAGCGATGCCCGTGTTCAAGAGGACTCTCTGCGCTTCGTTCGCGAACGGCGTCTGGTTAACAGACGTTGCCCATGCATCAGTTGAAGTCGTCCACGGAGCTTCGTTATTCACGATCGTCCGAGTTTTACCTCCCGGAAACTGCACAGCCGCCGCGTCAATTGCCGCCAACACTGCCGATGCGGCCGTGCCTGCATTGATATCGTTCAATCCGGGATCGACCCATTGATGGCTCGCGTATGTATTGACCAAAGAACGCCGCAACGCGCCGCCAGCGCCTTGCGCGACAGAGACAATGCCCTCGCCACCTACCGCCATATCCAAGAACGCGAACGAACCGCCAAACATGCGCGTGTAACCGTACAACCCGGCACTGTCCAACGTCTGATCAAACTTACCCGCCATGCGAGATGACCCGAGCGCCCCAATCGTGGGAAGCCGCGTCATCCCGAAGATACCCGAGACAGGGATCATCGACCCGCTTCCATCGTCCACAACGGTCCCACTCATCGTGAGATCGCCTAGGTTGTGGTTCACCGCATCACCCAGAGACGTATTCAGCGGTCGGCCGTTCGTCTTGACGAGATAAACCAGAGCCGTCGTGGTCTGAAAACGCCTGATCCAGAACTGCGCACCTTTCGGGATTGACACGCTTGCAAAATCTGAAAGCTGCACAGCCCCGGACGCGATCACAGCACTAGTTGACCCACCATTGAATTTAACCTGCGTGAACGTCCCCGCAGGATATTCCACAGAAGCTGTGGTTGTGCTCGAAGCTCCAGCCGCCACCTCTCCTGCCCCTGAAACCTGCATGAACATCAGTTTCAGGGCCGAGATATTATCCATCGCAATGTGCGAGGTCCGGCTATTCCAGGTCCCCGATGTGGTCAACTTCGTATCGGGATAGTATGTCCGCCCTGCAACGGGGCCGAGGTAGGGTGTGATCCCCGACGACCCAAGGACAGCGCGAGACGCCGCGTACGTCACCGGACGCGTCACGGGGTATGTGATCGGATAGGTGCTCACCGGAAGGCGGCTTGCACGCCAGATTGGATGTTCGGCGCGGTGGCTCCGGCCAACGACACGCGCAGCTGACAAGGGTGCAGTTCAAACCCGCCCTCACCGTTCGCCGTGAATGTGCAGTAGGTGTCGCCGGATCGATCGAGATCGATCCACGTCGCGCCGTCATCCGGAGATTGCTGCAGCTTGATAGTGCCGCCGCCGAACGCGCCCCACGCAGTGAACACCCCACGACCCCCTGGCCATGAAATCGCCGCGGACTGGCCATTGGCGGTCATAATTGCGAATTGGGACGAAATGGCCATGCCGGCAAATCCTCAAGAACGAGGTACATCGCCGGCGAAACGACTGTCATCTGCCGACGGTTATTCTCTCAGTTTCCAACATTCCCGTCAACGCGGGATGTGGGCTTCCGGTGCTGGAAAGCCCGGCTGGGGTCCAGGCGGCGTTCCGGGCGCTTGCGGGGCATTTTGCCCACCTTGCGGCCCCTGCGCAGTGGGATCACTCTGCGGGTCGCCGGAGCCCGGCTGTGTGGCCGCTGGCTTGCCCGCCATCGCGTTGACGGCCGTGATGGACGGCAGCCCCTCCACGATCGCGTCTTCGGCATCGACGTCCAGGAGGTCCAGGTACTTCTGGCCCCACGGGATCGGGTTGACGCCGGGCAGCTGCAGCACGAACGGCATCGCGCGCTCCATCTTGGCAAGGTCGGCAGCCTGGTTCGGGCGGCCGCTCGAGCCCGCGCGGATGTCGAGCATGATCTCTTCGATGATGTCTTCCCGGGTCTCCGGCTGTTCGGGCCAGACGGCGCCGGGGCCGACGATCGCCTTTACGGTGTCCGCCGACATCTCCTGGAGCATCAGCTCGCCGGTCGATTCCGCGAGCACGCTGAGCAGGTCGTCGAGATCGTCCACGTTGTCGGCCAGCGATACCGTGCGGCTCTGTTCGGCGATCGAACTTTCGGTCGCGGTGGCGTCGGCCGTCGGGCCGAGATTGGCCTGCTGGGTGCCGACGACGCGAAGCAGATCCTGGAAGATCGAATCCACCTCGTACATCTTCGGGTCGATCTGCATGACCGGCTTGGCCTGCAGTTTGTCGGCGATCTTCTCGCCCTGTGCGAGCTGGTTCAGTTCGATGATGGCGCCGGACTCGTGACTCGACAGCTTCATCAAGTCCGTCTCTTCGAACGAACCCTTGGCCGCCACATAGCCAGGCCGGTTCTGCCGACGGTGCTCGCGCAGACCCTCGCGGTTCCGGTTGTACTCATTCTGCAGATGGCGAGCCAGCCACACGTCCGACGGCGGGAACTGGTCGTCCTCCGATTCTACCTCGTTGAACACCAAGGGGAAGACGTCGAAGAACCGGCGCAGTTTCACCTTCGGCGGCGCGGGCGCCTGCAAATACCCGGGGTAGCCGTCACAGAGGAAGAATTCCTGGCCGGTTTCGCGGTTCATCACGCGCCACACCAGCGCGGTGTCGCACTCCTTGCCTTCCTTCTCCGACCACTTCGCCCACGAGTTGGTGTCTGCTTTCTGCGCGGTGTACTCGCTCTTGACGTCGATCTGCCACAGCTTCTCGATCTCCTCCGGCGTTTTGTTGTATTCCTCGGCGATCCAGTTCGCGCCGGCCAGGGTCTTCAGATGCTCGACCGCAGGGTCGATAATGATCGACTTCGACCGCGGGAACGAGTAGAGCGGCCCCTCCTTCACGATCACCGTGTCGCTCTGCTGCAAGTCCTCGATCAGCGTCTTCAGCTGCTCGGCCTTGGCGGAGTTCGCTTCAAAATCTGGCTCTGCCGCGTCCGCCATCAGCTCGCGCAACGTCGCCAGCTGCTCGCTGTAGGTGTCGATCTGCGTCGTGACTTCCGGGTTCTTCTCGAGGATCCGCTGGAAACCGAGCTTCACATAGCCGATGCAATTCACCTTGGTGCGGCGAACGAGCGCCTTGAACTGCTGCTTATATTGCGTGCTGACGTCCTGCATGAAGTGGTTGTGCAGAATGGTCAGGGTGTCGGCGATGCCTTCCACCATGATGTTGTATTTTTTGACAACTTCAGCGTCCTGCAAGATCGCGAGCATATTAGGATCGGGCGGCGGGATCTGATCCGGCGGAACGCCCTGCTGCGTCAGTAGCTGCGCCTGCTGCTTCGCCTGCATGAACGCATCCGCGGCCTCTTTCAGCGACGCCAGCTGTCCGTCCCACACCGTGAACATCCGGCGCTGCTTGCGCTTCGCGATCGCCTTGGGGTTCTTCGCGTAAAGCTGCGCGACGGCCTGGTTGATGTGCCGGTTGATGATCGGCACGACGTACTTTTTCCCGCTCGTCAGCCAGTCCTTCTCGGCGCCGTTCTTCGCGAGCTGCATGCAATAGTCCATCCGCTTGAACGGACCATCGTCCTTCTCGTAGAACTTTTTCGCCTTTTTGATGCGCGAGCACCATTCCTGGACGAACTTCTTCTCCGATTCCGTGATCTCCGGCTGCTCGGTCGAGGCGTCGTAGCTGTTGCCGGTCGAGGTCGCCGGAGCGTCGTCGGTCGCAAGGTCATCGGTCATAACGTTACCATCCGGCTAGGGTGTTTTCGCGGGTCTGCTTCCGCATCGTCTGTTCGGCCGCGCGCAGGATCCATTCGATCGAACCTGGCTTGCCAGGCTCGAGCTTCTGTTTCTTCTCGCTCGCGGGCTTCAATTCCTTGATCAGGCCGAGGCCGACCAGCGCCAGCCACGACACGAAGTCGTCGTTGGTCGCATAGGGGAACGTCAAAATCTGCGTACGCGCGTTCTGCCACCACGGTGCGAACTTCGGGAAGTGCACCATCTGCATCGCCATGCGGCCCTGGATCGAGCGCGCGCGGGTTTCGAGGTCGGACGCCGGCGTGATGGGGTCAAGCGTCGTGTAGATTTTGTCCTCGATCATGCGCTTGCGCAGGAACGGCCCGAACGATTTCGAGATCATCTCGTTCTCGAGCCACCACAGCTGCGGCCGGTGGATCTTGAACTGACCAAGCAATTCCTCGACCGTCTTATCGGTTTCCATCCGGCGCCAGACGAGATCGGGCATCACCCAAATCTCGTCGTTCTCGTCAATCCCCACGCAGCCAAGCGCGGTATAGTCGCGCCGCTGTTTCTTGGAGACCGCATGGTCGGAGGCGCCGTACATGCGCAGGCGCTTCGGCAGATCGCGGCGGTCGTACTCGAGGATGTAGTCCGCCTTGAAATACTCGCCCTGCTCCGGTGCCGGCTTGCCCATGTAGAGGGCGTTGAAAGTACGCGGATCGGACTGCTTGGCTTCCGCCAACAAAGGCAGCGACTTCCGGCCAGGCCACAAGGCGGACATGGGCTGCTGCCCAAATTGCTCCAAAATATCGGGGTCCGTCGGCTTCTCTAAGGTGAGACCGAGCGCTTTCGCCAGCTGGGGATCTTCGACCACCGCGGGGATGTTGATGTAGGTCCATCGTTTGGCGATGCCCTTGTAGAGACCGTCACGCTCCGGGTGCGAGGGATCGCACAGCCGGCCGATGAGGTCGTCCTGGTGCCAGCGCGTGTGCACGATCACGATCGCGGTCTTGTCGGTCGTGCGCGAGAACACCGTTGAGGTGAACCACTTGTAGACCTTCTCGCGATAGGTCGCGCTGTTGGCGTCCTCGTCGTTGCGGAAGGGGTCGTCGACCACGAACAGGTCGGCAGGCTTACCGGTGCCGGAGCCGCCGACGCCGACGAAGGCCAGCTTGCCGCCCTCCTCGCTCACCAGCAGGTCTTTGGCGGTGCCGCCCTTCATCAGTTTGTAGTCGGGAAATACCTGCTTATAGGCCGCGGTCTCGATGATGTTGCGCACCTCGAAACCGAACTCGTTGGCGAAGTCCTGGTTGTAGCTGCCGAGGATCATGTTGCGGTACGGATTGCGGCCGGCGATCCACGCGGGCGCGCCCCGCGACAGGATTTGAGACTTGCCGAGCTGCGGGCCGATCGAGACGCAGACGCGCTTCAGCTCGCCGCGCTCGACCTTCTCCATGATCTCGCAGAGCAGCCTGGCCTGCGGCGTGATCTCGTAGCGCGAGAGCTTGGCGTCCTCTACGTCGGTCGGATCCGGCATCGTCAACAACATGAACGGCAGTAGTCGGTCGCGCGCTTCCTGCGCGGCGATCAAACGGTTGACGGCCTTGAGTTGATGGACCCGCGGGTCGATGGGCGCCGGCTTCTTCATGCGGGCGCGGAGAAAAATGCCTGCCAGAGCGCCCCGCTGTCACTCTCCGACCACGGGCGGAGCATCCGCTCCGCGCGCAGCGCGTTGTTCTTGGCGGCGATCGTCGACCATTCGAGATAGCTGTACTGCTTCAAGGGGACGACGCTCATGCGCGCGCCCTCTTCCACGTCAGAAACTCCGCCGCCTCTGGCAGATCGGGGAAGCACCGGATTTTCTTGGTTCCAGCAACAGTCGGATCGATAATAGCTGTAATTGAAGCGCCGAACTTCTGGCTTCCATAACCAAGCTGGTCGGAGTAGCTGTCGATGAACTTGTATCCGCGAGCGCGAATGAGATGATAGACGAAATCGCGGTTTGCATTTTCGCTCTCATTGATCGCCCACTCGTGTTTGTGACCGCAGGCAAAGATGTCAGCCTGCTCGAGCATCATCGCGGCCTTCTGCGGGCCGTGCATCTTGTTCCAGATCGACGAACCCGGGAAATCGTGCGCGGCGTGTACGCGGACGCGCTGGCCGTTCGGAAACACCAGCTGAAAGCGCGACTGCCAGTCCTCGACGGGCACCATCGGCTGCGCATTGGCCTTGATGAGGTACGGGCCGTCGTTCCAGGCGTCGTGATTGCCGAGCAGATGGCACAGCCACTTGATGCCGGAATCGCGCATCAGGTATTTCGCGAGCTTCCACGCCTGTTTCTTCGACATCTCCTGGTCGGCATAGAGCCGGACGAGACGTCCGACCCAATTGTCCGTGAGATCGCCGATGTTGACCGCGAACATGCCGGGCGTCTCTTCCAGCACCTTGATGTCGCGGCGAAGCAGCGGCCAGTTGCAGCCGTTGTTGTCGATGTGTGGGTCGCCCATGAAGCAGACGCCGATGGGCTTGTTCGATTTGACCTTGATTTCCATCCAGCGACGCGCCTCGCGCGCGGCCAGATGGCCGGCAAAACGCTTGCACGCCTGGTCGATCAATTGCTCCGCCGGCAGCTCGCTCGACGGCAGGTCCGGAAACACCAAACTCTCAGTTTCCAACATTTTGGGCGCAGCAACACCTTTGATCCCCTTCAAACGCGCCTTGAAAGTCGACGGCGCCATCCCTGCCGCGCGCGCCGCGGCGTTAACTCCTCCGTGAACCTTCACAAGGTTCTCGGCTTCCCTCGCGTCCATAGTAAGCTCCCCCTCACCGTTTGATGATGTAGTTCATGACGATCGTCGGCTGCACCGGCATCTTCAGAATCGGCGTGCTCGTGCCGCCTTGCGCCGTGCCGGCGAAGGTCAGCGACGAACCAGCGTAAGGCCCGTTGTTCGGATTGCTCAGCGTTTGCGAAGCATTGCCCTCAAAGACACTGTTCGGATCGTTCGACGTGGCTATCGAGCCACCGCGTGTCTTCAGCCCCAGCGTGTTCAGGGTTACGGAGCCCGCCGGCGTGTAAGCCGGCAAATTCGCGGTCACAATCGTGGTCGAGATCGCGAGCGCGCCGCCGGTCGCGCCGAGCGTCTGTGCGTCCTTGATCGGCGAGAAGCGCGCGGCCGCGGCTGTCCCCGACCCGGTTGCATTGGCCGACATCGCGATTGTCGTGCCGAAGATCGTTAAAATCGTTGTTCCGAACGGCACCTTCGGGTTCGACACGTACATGCCGGGGGCCAGTCCGGTCGCTGATCCGACGGTCGCGCTTGCGCTGCCGCTCGTCGTCGTGATCGTCGTCGAGATCTGCGTGACGTTGGTGGCGCTGCCGCTGGCATTGTCGCGGCCGATGCCGAGATTGGCGCGGTTGGGCACGTTGAACGTCGTGCTGCCGTCGCCAACGCCGTAAGGCGCGATCACCAGGGGGGTCGTCCCGGTCACAGTCGCGCTTAGCGACATCGTGATCTGTGCCGAGCTGTCCACCGATTGAATGACCGTACCAGCTTGCACACCGGTGCCGCTGATCGGCATGCCGGGCGACATGTTGCTGGTGTCGGTCAAGCCGGTGACGACGCCGGATAAGTTGGTCAGCACGCCACTTTGCTGGATCGTGATGGCGTTGAAAAGGTTGACGTCGGTAACGCGGTTCTTGGTCGAACCGTCGCAATAATACCAGCCGGTTTGCAGCGCGACGCAAGCCGTTTCCTTAACGTCACCCGGCTGGAAGCCAAGGATCGTCGTGCCAAGCAACACGTTCTGCGCATTGGCGTCGGCCGCCGTCAGCAGCGCACGACCGGCTGCGGTCGAATCTGATATCGCTGACGACGGATGTGTGTGCGACGTCGGGGCCTTGCCACTGTCCAGCGCCTGCAGCGATGTCTGCGCGTCGGTGGTGAGGCTGCCGGAAGGCGTCACTGCGATCTGCGACGCGTTCACCAGCGGCACTGCCGCTAGGTTGACGATCAACTGCCACTTGCCAGCGGCCAGGTCGGTCGCAAAGACGCCGGACGTATGCGTAACCAGACAGCGATAGAAGCCGGAACCCTGAAAAACCGTGCTGCTGCCCGCCGTGAAGGTGGTTGCTGTAGTCCACGCCACCGGCGCGTTGAACCCGACGGGCACCTCGGCCTTCAGCTGGTCGAGCCCGATCGACGCGTTGGCCACGGCGCCGTCATCGCGCTGGATCAGCTTCAGATTAGCCAAAACCGCGTCCAACGTCGCCTTGGCGTTGTTCAGCTCGAGGTCGACCTGACTGCCGGGGACCGGCGCAGTCGGGTTCATAGCCTGGTAATTGGTGAAGCTGAACGAACGCGAATATGCGGGAGGCTGGCTCATTCTCTCAGTTTCCTACATAAAAGATGTGAAAGCAAGTTGGGCGAGGGCTTGCATCCGTTTAGGTTGTTGGATAGATATCGCGCATGCAGTAGTTGGGAATGCTTGGAATGAAATGCGCGTTGTTTCTGGGAATGATCTTCGGGTTAGCTCTTATGATTGGCTCCGCATGGACGGCCCCTGCCTGTCGTCCGGCTGTGTCGATCAGCGGGTTCAAGATTTTCGGCTGCTAGGCCAGCTTGGCGTTCCACAGACCGGCAAGCGCATCGTTGCCCGCCGCGGTGAAGTGAGTGCCGTCACCTTGACGGTTCGTTCCGGTTAGCGAATCTGTATCCGGCCCCGCGAAAACCGTTCCGCCAACCGCAGCCGCTTGCGCGGCCCTGATCGCTGAAGACGTGATGCTGTTCTGCATGGTGGTTTGCGAAATATAGATGGGCGTCGTTGGAAGCGGCCCCCTGATTGTCGAGATGATCGACGTTAAGCTATTTGAGAAGTTTGACTGAGATGTCCCCAGGGCGCAGTCAGCCTCGCCCTGCTGCCAAATGAAATATGTTGGCGTCAGACCGAGAGCCAGCGTGCGGAGTGCCGCCACCCCCAACCGCTCATTGACAAAACCCCCTACAGCCCAGTTGGATGCGTTCGTGCTCCCAATGGCCAAGGGGACGAGGATAACACGCTGGTACTTTCCGGCCGTTATCATCTTGTCCGCAAGGCGGATCAGGAAATTTTCTCCCGTGCCAGTGACCCCCAACAACGGGTTAACGGCGCTGTACATTCCGCCGTTGTAGATGTTGAGACAGTGGATTTTTGAATTGGTCTTGGTGTATGTGCCGTTGCCGCTGTTTGCGATCGTCGACTGCCCGGCGGCCAGGATGACGCAGGTGGTCTCGCCGGAAACAAGGTTCGGGTTGACTTGAGTTAAGCCGTCCGCATTTCTGTTTGGCGTACCGTATAGCGCGGGATCAAACAGATCTCGCAACGCATAGGGTTCGGACGATGCGCCCCCACACCCCGTCATTGAGTAATAAATCCTGCAATACCAGACACATTGTTACCGCTGGTGCCGATCCACGTTTGAGTGTTGGCGCCATCGCCGCGCTCGAGCATTGCCGCGAAGTGGAAACCTAGCTGGACGAACCCGTCATAAGACGCATTGGGGCCTGTAATCTGGCCGACGTCGATCACTCGCGCAAAATTGGCACGCGTCGCAGAGCTAACAGTTGTGGAATCAATCCCGATACCGACGAATGTTACGGCAAGGGTCGAAGTGGAATTTTGGACATTCCCGACGATATCAAGGTGCAGCAGCGAGCCGGTCAATCCCGCCAGATATGCCACCTGATTGGCCGTGTTTGCATTCGCCTGCCTGAATGTCGCAATCGAATAGGTCCAGCTCGCCGCAGGATCGCGCCTCAAGAGCGGCCGCGGCTCCCGATTGTAGACGTTGTAGAGAAATCGCTTCGCCAGGCTATCTTCCGTCACTCCGTCCGCCGTGGTGCGGAGAGAGCCGACATATGTCGCCTTGCCGGCCGCGACGACGGTCGTGTTGCCGGTCGCGCTGCCCCAGCGGATCGTGATCGAGTTCGTGTTCGTCCAGATACCGTTGATCAGCTGAATGTCGGTCGAACCCGCGCCGGTGCCGCGCGCAGTGTCGGAGCCGGCCACCGCACCAGCGTTCCACGCAGGCCCCGTTCCAAGTCGAATCGTGCCGGCGTCGTTGATGACGAACAGGTCGAAATTCTTGCCGGACTGATGGTAGCCGGTGTCAGTGTTGGTGCTGTCCAACGCCAAAGACAGCTGTGAGAACGCCGTCGGCACCACGTACGTGCCGTCGTAGATCGAGATCTGATTGCCGCCCGCGCCCGGCGTATAATAGACGGTGGTCGCGCCGGTGACGTCGGTCGTTGGCAGAAGCACATTGGATGTCAGGGTCAGCCGGCCGCCGGGCGGCACGGTGATGTTCAGCGCGCCAGTCTGGCCATTCAGCGCCGAGACGCCCACTGAACCCGGCGACCCCGCGGTCGCGAAAGCCCAATCGGCGAAGGTGCCGGAACCGCCAATGTTCGTGACGTTGATGGCCAGGGCCGTCCCCGAATAGGACGAGACCGTGCCTTCCATGAAGTTGGCGCCGTTCGCGGCTGACGACGCGCGCACATAGTTACCGACTTGATAGGCCAGCCCGGCCTGGGTCGTGAACGTCTTGGTGACGCTGTTGGCGATCGCCAGCGAGGTCGACGACGTTCCGCCGTACCCGGCCCCCGTCGGGCCGACGTTGCCCGTGGTGCCTGTAGCACCGGTCGCGCCTGTAGCTCCGGTTGCCCCTGCCGCACCCGTAGGCCCCTGCGGGCCGGCGACCAGCGCAGCCACAAGCACCCAGCGGCCGGCGGCAAGGTCGGCGGCGAACACTGCCGAGGTGTGCGCCTGCACGCACCGGTACAAATTCGAATTGATGACGACGCTGTTGCCGAGCTGGTAAGCCGTCCCCGTGGCCCACGCGTTGGCCGGCGCGAGGCCCGCCGTCTGCAAGCTCAACGACAGGCTCTCGTAGGTGACAGAGCCATTGGCCAACTGGCCATCGTCCCGCTGGATCAACGCGAGATTGGCCTCGATGCCGTCGGTCGTCGCCTTGACGGCGTTGAACTCGACGTCGAGCGCCTGGCCGGGGAAGTTGGCCAGCGTCGCGCTGTCGGAAACGAAGGAGTGCTGTGGCGTGTACTCGGGAGGCTGCGACATCAGGGGGTCTTCACGTTGAAGATCGCCGCCGGCGAGCGCAGCTATTGTCGGCCAGGGGTGGAATATATCTCAGTTCGCGACACGCGGCAACGTCAGACGCCGAGATCGTTGCTGATCTGACCGAGTTCGGAGAGCACCGCGGCGGCTTCGTCCTCGATCGTCTTGGCCATCGAACTCGTGACGTGCGCGACCGCGGCCTTGGCTTCGTTGATCTTGCCAACCGCGGCCTGCACCTGCGCGACGCCATCGACCCGCTGCTGCGCCAGCCCTGCGCGCGCGTCATCCACGATGGCCTTGAGACTTGCGGCGAAACTGCCGGGTGCGGGAGCGGTCATGGCGGGCTTTTCCGTTGGAACTGTCGAGAGATCGGCGATCGCGGTGGCGAGGTGCTGATCCAGCTGCTGGCTGGCGGTCATCGCATCACGCACCGGTCGGAATTCTTCGCCGTTGGGATGCTCTTGGACGGTCATCGACGGCCCTTGGGAATGCCGAAGCGCTCCATGACGAGCAGAAACACGGCGATACCTACGGCGGCCAGGATGAAAGGTGCTGCGGCTTGCGCTTGGCCGACGAAATTTGGAATCACGGGCGCAGCTTGACGAGAACGACGAGCTTGCCGTTGAGCTTGGCGACCTTCGCCCGTCCCAGCGCGATCATGAGCGCGTAGGGCTTCATCCGTTTGCGGGTCTTCTTCATCGTCAGGCTCCGGGAATCATCGCGGGCATGTGACCGGCACGGCCAGCGGGGTGTCCGCCAGCGTTCAGGGGCAGCGGCGCGCCGGGCATTTGCGGCGCGGGGCCCGCTGCGTGATGCATCGGGGCCGGTCGAGCTGCGGAGGCGTGGCGCTGAAGCATGGCGGCCAGGGGTGACGGCGCCGGCGATGCGCTGTGAGGCGCGGCGGGTGCGTGAGTGTGGCCTGGGATCATGTCGCGCCGTCCTCTTCAAAAATTCAGTGCCCGATATTTGGCGTTTGACCCCTTGGGAGCGAACCGGGAGGGAATGGGGGACGGTTCAGGAGAGCGGGGAAAGCGAACTACGCGTCGGAGCAGCGGCGACGGATTAATCTCTCAGTTTTCTACACTCCCGTCAAGAGACGAGCGCGTGCAGCTCCATGTACGCGACGATGCGCTTGGCGTCATCGAGCGTCATGTCAGACTTCCAGCGGTTGGCGCGAGCGCTGATGACCTGCACGTTGCCTTTAACGTAGCCCTCGTCGTTCCGGATACGATCGAGCGCTGGCGCGTGGTCGCGCTCCCCCTTCCCGGTTCGTGTCTTCCAAATTAGCGGGATGCCGAGGATCGGGCACACATCCGGGATCACGATGTCCTCCGGGGCGATGTCAAACGGGACACCGTTGCGTTTGGCGCGAGCCTTCGCCGCATCGAATTTGAGCCGGAGGTTGTACGCGGGATTTTCCCGCTTGTGACGCTGGTAAAAGTCTCGGGCGTATTGCCGAACCTTTTCGCGGTTGGCGTCTCTCCAAGCTCTCTGCAACTTCTGTTTTCGCGTCTCCATTCTCTCAGTTTACCACGTGACCCTGAAATCTCAAATTTCAAAAATTTGGGAGAGGCACACTACGGCATCTTTGCCTTGAGAGGTCGGGGGGTGCCGGCAGGGCCTAGGGTGCCCGGTCAGGCGCCGCGCCCCACGCTCGAGGCACGCTATCGCCTATACTAGGCGCCAATTACATAATATCATCAAGGGCTTGTGCATTCGTTGGCGCTGCTTTGGCGCTAGACACGTCTTTTGCGCGCCCCGATATCTCGCCTTCCAGCTTGTCCGCCAGCTCGCGCAGCTCGCCCATTGACATCTCGTTTAGCGGTTTCGCGGCGTTAGACGTCTGAGCGACGGCCTTTGGGGCAATATGCCCTGCTCTGTTGAGAATGTCGCGCGCGCAGACGACACGAAGGCGCGGATCCGCCGTCTTATCGCCCGCGATGTCCTGCAGCACGCGATTCGCGACAACGGCGCCTATCGCCAGATCTTTGGCCACCCCGACTTGTATCGCGGCGATGATCGCAGGCTGTTGCAACATGGCCCATGAAATCTCTCGAGCTGTGTCTTTGGAATAGCCGGCATCGATCGCCGCATCGGTTTTGTCGCGTCCTGCAATTATTGCTCGAACGAAAGCCTTTTGCTTGTCCGTGAAGTCTCTCGTTACAACGATGTCGAAGGCCAC